GAGCGATTCTGGTTGATTGCTAACACGGTCGGGTTGTTCATGTCTACGGGCAAAAGTCACACCCACAGCAGATTTGCTGTTATCAACGCTCAGCGATACGTCGTCAGGCGCGGGACCTGGTGGCGGGTCCCGGTTCTTCCAGTGAACCTCTATTTTGGCATTATGAAACTATCCACGGATAAGTTCTCTCCTGCTAAGACGGTTGGAACGCTGGTCGACCGGGCACCCCCAGCTACTTGGGACCGCCTTGCGGCTGGCTACCTTAAGCGTTGGGCACCTCTGCTGCAAGTGGAATCCCACGAGCGATCACTCTGGTTGCCCGTGGCTCTGGGCGGTTACGGCCATTCTCGCCCCCTCTGGTGGCGGGATTCGCTGACCCCTCAACAGACCGCGCTGGCGAATCGCCTTTACGCGTCACAATCCAACTGCTCTTTTGCGTTCGGGCCCCAGTGGCCCGGGCCTCGGGAGTCGTCCAGATTTGTGCCGCCGTCGATTTTCCATCCAACGGTTAATCCCCTTGATGCCGCCGACAGTGACGTCGAGTTCGAAAGGATTCGTCGGGCGTCTGCTCGGAGGCGTGTGGTTCACGCACAGAAGGATGAGACTTGGGTGATTCTCGGGTCTCTTTCCGGCCTCCCCGGGACACGCGTCAGCGTTCTCGGCCGTGGGGTCAATTTCGGTAGCTCGCGCGTTCGCGGCTCCGAAGGTCGGGTGACGCTTCCTAGCGTCTGCCCCGCCTCAAGGATCTGCCGGAGTCCACCGGCACGGTGCCGCTACTGCAGCGCGCCCTTTACTCAGACGCAGGAGTGCGATCTGGGTGGAGTGTGCGTCGCTTCAGCGGCAGCCGACACAAACATCGAGCGGAGGTATTGTGACTGTCACGGTTACCTTACGTTTGTCAAGAGGACGGTTGATGAAATCGTTCCACCCGACGTCTTTCTGTCGGCCGTACGGCCGACTCAGACGTACGGGATTGACCACGCTCACAGGAGTCTTAGGATGGATGAGAAAAGGGATCAACCCTATCTTGACCTCAAGGCTCCACAGTACTGGGCTACGGTGGCGCGGTTTATTCCGCTTCCGCCGTGTGCAGTACTGTAGGAGAGGGCCTTCGGGCCTCAACCAAGCCCCTGCTGGCAACAGGGC